TCTTCCGATCTGATGAATTCAAACTCAAAAAAGCCTCCGAGGGCCTTAAAAACGGCGGCGTGTTGGTTGATGAATGGCGACAGGCTAACGGCTGGGAACCGCTGCCGAACAGTAAAGGGCAAGTACTTTACACTCCGCTTAACATGATACCGACAAATCTCAGCGAAACAGGCGCAGAAACGGCGGACGGCACGGTTGATTTACAGGGTGCTGATAAAATTGCAGACACCGCGATGAACGGCGCTCAGATAGCAAGCCTTGTCGCAATAGTGGCCTCGGTTGCAAACGGAGAAATCCCGCGTGAGACGGGCATACAGATCATCATGAGCGCCTTTGTGTTTGATCGGGAAAAGGCGGAAAGAATTTTGGATAAGGCGGGACTTGACTTTGAACCGGCTACCCCGCCGGAGGAACCTCCCGATGCACCCGCCACGCTTGCTGAGCCGCCAAAAACAGCAAAAAGGGCCCTTTCCGTTGAGCAAAAAGCACGCATGTGGCTGATTTTCGACAAAGCGGCGGTCAAAAACGAACAGCATTTTGTCGACAACCTAAAACGCTATTTTCAGAGCCAGCAGGACCGCGTTGTTAACTCGCTAAGCAAGAGTACAAAATCCATTACCGACAACCCGGAGGAATTGCTTGACTGGACGGAAGAAAACGGGAAGCTGTTTACAACCATGAAGCCCCTCTGGATGGCCTCGCTTAAAGAGGGGTTTGAAGCCACCAACGAAATGTATCAGTTCGGCGTGAGCTTTGACGTGCTGAACCCTCGATTTTTGGACTGGATAGACAAAAACGGAGCCGAAGCGGTTAAAAGCATCAACGACACGACAAAAGAAAAACTGCGCACAACGCTATCGGAGGGAATAACAGACGGTGAGGGTATACCGAAATTAAAAAACCGCGTTTTGGGCGTTATGGGCGAAGCCAAAACCAGCAGAGCGGTTAAAATTGCTCGCACGGAAACACATAACACGGTTGTATCGGGAACGCATGAAACGTATATAGCGGCGGGAGTACTTAAACAGGAATGGCTTACGACCATAGACGGGCGCGAGCGCGACAGCCACGCGGAAATCAACGGCGAGGTTGTTGAAATAGACCAGCCCTTTAGCAATGGACTGATGTTTCCGGGCGACCCCGGAGGCGATGCTTCCGAGGTTGTGAACTGCCGCTGCGCCTTGCTGCCCGTGCTGCCGGAATAGGAGGAAATATGCTTTTAGACAAAATCGATATGCTCAAATTGCAAAGCTGCCAGTATGACGCATTGGCAATCATGATGGAATTTCGGAAAGCGCTGCTGAAACATTTTGAAGTAGTAAATGCAAACGCCACAAGGCTTATTAATACAAGGTGGGGTGATGAAAATGTCTGATATGTATAGATTTGAATACGAAGATATTGTATTTCAGGACGCCGTAACCGCTACGGCCAACGGCACGGCATTAAGCGTAGGGGGTAAAAGAGATTTGACGGTTGAAATAACCGGAGCAACCGCAACCGCAACGCGAACGGTGTCATTTTACGGAACTGGCGCGTCGGGAACGCTTATTGCAATACAGGGGGTGAATTATGCAACAATAACTGCCGTTGCAACAAGCACGGCTGGAATAGGTGAGATATGGGGATTCGATATAACAGGATTACATCAGGTTTACATGGCCGTCACCGCTATCTCAGGAGACACCGTCTCAGTTACCGGACGCGCCATAGCGTAGGCGAAATATGAGAATACGGGATAGAAATTTTCATTATTTGGTTCCGCAAGTTAGCGCATTGGCGGCCAAGACAAAGTTAAAACGGCTCAACTCCGCCATTGCCGTGCCGGATAACGGCTTTCTTACAAACCTTGTGCCGGGCGATTTTGCGGTTGACGGTTCGACCGGATGGGGGTCATTGAGCACCGCAACACTGGCCGTGAGCGGCGACGCTCTTGTGGCTACCGGCAACGGCTCAAGCGCCTCAATATATTTGACCTATACGATGGCGGACATACCGACGATAAGCGATAAGTTTGGATTTTCATTATTGGTTAAAGCAAGCGCGGAATGCACGGAGTTTTCGATAAAAATCGCCGATACTGACGGCACCACAATGTCTGAGGTATACATGCCTTTGGTTCCCACGGCTTGGACGGACGAAGCGTTTATTATCCCGATCACCGTCAGCCCTTCTATCAATTGCCGTATACAGATTAAGGCGTATTACGGTTCAACCGGGGATCAAAACGGCAAAACGCTTGAAATTAAATTTACCAGCGTGTGCAATCTGACGGCGCAGATCGGAGCGGGCAACGAACCGAGCGTGGGCATGTTTACATCATGGCTTGACACGCTGAGTAACAGCTATCTGCCGACGACGCTGACGGAGTTATTTGATGTTGCAGAATATAAATTAATGCCTCGCGTGGGATTTTTCGGAGACAGCATCTTGGTGATTAATACGCCGAACACCAAGGGGTTAGAAGGTATCCTGTACGATGATTACAACTGCATGGTTTTTAATTATGCTATCGGCGGCGCGACCATGCGGACAAACGGGGACGACAGCTATATTACAACGCAGATTTCATCGTGCCATGATACCAACCTGGATTATATCCTGTTTGACGGCGGCGTCAACGACATACTGGACGCCTACGGCAACCCCACATACACCGGGAGCATATCGACGGGATACGCCGCTGTGTTAGACCTCACCACGTTTTACGGTGCGTTTGAGAGCGCCGTAAAGTCCATGTTAACCACTTGGGTAGGGGCTATGCCGATATGGGTATCCCCGCACATTACGTCAACGCGGGATTTGGCGGGGCAAGTCTCCTTCAACGGGATAGGCAGGGAAATATGCGAAAAGTGGGGAATACCATACGCCGACGTATTCCGGAAAGGGGTTATGAATACAAACCTCGCTGCCTATCTGTCCGGATATGGGCTGAGCGGCACGGACGGAACACACCCTTCTGATGTGGGATACTCTGCATTCTACAGGCCGGTTTTAAATGCGCAAATAAAACATTATACAGCGGGCTAATTGGTAAACCAATCCGTTAGCGCGCTAAAAAGTTAATCAGGGAGGTAAACCGATATGGACAAAATCAACAAAATTATAAACTTTGAAATAAAGCAAATCGGCGAGGAATCAGACCGCATCTTGCAGTTTGTCGGGAGCGACGAAACGCCGGACAGAGATAATGACATCATCGAGGTTGCCGGTTGGAAATTGGAAAATTACATGAAAAACCCTGTTTTTATATGGGCACATGAATACGATCAACCGCCCATTGGGAAAGCCGTAAACGTGATGATTGACGCCGGAGCCAAAAAGCTTTTGTTCGACGTCAAATTTCCGACCGCCGAGGAATATCCATTTGCCGATACAATTTATAAACTTTACAAAGGCGGTTATCTCAACGCAACGTCAGTGGGCTTTCATGGGATGAAGCACAAAACCCGCGACGAAGAAGCGGTTTTAAATTTGCCGGAGTGGCAGCGCGGACGGCGCTATATGGAGCAAGAGCTTTTGGAGTTGTCGGCTGTTCCTGTACCGGCGAACCCCAACGCCCTTATGTCGATACGAAGCAAGGGTTTTACCGATGTTGATATCGGTAAAATATTCACAGAGGAATTAAAAGAAGTTGACTTGCTGGTCGATTCGAATTCCAAAGAGGTATTTATTTCTGAAAACGGTATCAAAACCGCAAAAGTAAAAATTTCAGATGAATATCTTGAAAAGTTGCTTGAACCCATTGACAAATCCGGCGCGACTCTTTCCAAGAAAACAAAGGTCATGCTGGATGAAATCCATGGAGGGCTTGCCGGATGCGGCGATAGGCTGAGAAAGTTTATCGATGCTGCCGGTATGATGGAGGACGAACCACCCGGCGGCATGCCGATGGAGCCCATGGCGACGGCCATGCGCACCGCAGACATGGAACAAATAAAAACAGCACTTGAGGAAATAAAATCCCAAGTGCTTTCTTTATGCGAAAAATCAGCAGAAAAAGATGCAAGCAAGGCCGTGATTGACCTTGATGCTATAGAGTTCGTGAAATCGTCAGTGCCGCCTGACGAACCGGAGATAACGCCGGATGAACTCAAAAAAATCATTTCGGAATCCATAAAGACCTATTTTGAGGGAGGAAATTAGCAATGACACTCGAAGAAATGAAAGGCGTTATCACCGATAGCGTAAAAGAACAAATTGCCCCTGTCCTTGCCAAGCAGAAGGAGCAGGAGGACAAACAGAAACAGTACGAGGAAACGCAGCGCAAATACGCAGACATTTTTGACCAGAAGCCCAAAACCGAGGAAAAGAAGGAACCTGGCTTTACTTTTACCCGCGCCATCAAATGCCTGACGCTTGCCAAAAACGACCCGGACAAAGCCCTGTTTTATGCGTCCGGCAAGGAAGCAAACTCCGCGACGGGCATGTATCCGAACGACAACGATGTTAAGGCGCTGCTTAAGGCGCTGTCCGCCACCACACCGAGCGAGGGCGGTTTCCTGATTGCCGAGCAGTACAGCCGCGACATTATACCCCTCCTGCGCTCAAAGATTGCGGTTATGCAACTTGGGGTGCGGCGCGTACCCATGCCCAAGGGCAACATGAATATCCCCAAGCTTACCGGCGGAGCCACGTCGTACTATGTCGGTGAAAACCAGAACGCCACAAAATCGCAGGAAACATTCGGCAATATCAAGTTGTCCAGCAAAAAGCTGGTTACCCTTGTGCCCGTGTCGAATGACCTTATCCGGGATGCATCCCCCGAAGCGGACGCGCTCGTGCGTGACGACATGATTCAGGAAATGGCCCTCAAGGTGGACTACACCGCTCTGTATGGGCTGGGTACTGAATTCAGCCCGAAGGGTGTCAAAAAGTCCGTTGCCACCGCGAATATATCTTTGAGCACCGCCGCCATTACCGCCGACCTGCCCGGAACGATCATCAGCCAGCTCATGACCGACAACATCCCGATGATAAGTTGCGGGTGGGTGTTCAACAGCAAAACGTGGGGCGAGTTCTACAACCTCAAAACTACGACCAATCAGTACATCTACCGTGACGAGATGAACCGCGGCACGCTGAACAGCTTCCCGTTCAAGCTCAGCAACCAGATCACGACCGCGAACAGCACCGCAGGCACCACGTACTACGACATTTTCTTCGGCGACTTCTCGGAGCTCCTGTTCGGCGAGGAAATGGCGTTCGAGTTTATGGCGTCCAACGAGGCCACCTATGACGTCAGCGGCACGCTGTACAGCACGTTCAGCCTTGACCAGACCGTCATGAAAATTACTCAGAAACATGACTTTGCGCTGCGTCACAACACCGCATTTCGGGTAGTGAACAACTACCACAGCTCGTAAGGAGGATATGTAATATGAGACGCAAACTTATTGAACAGGTCATTGAAAAAGCCTGCTTTATCGGCAAAATTACAGGCTCAGCGACCAGCGCGGTTATGTCGAATGTTATTGACCGCGACGGCTATCTTTCCGCACGCGTGGTAGTCCAAACCGTTGCGACGGCGGGAGACACCGCGGTTATCACAATCAATGTATATGATGCTGCCGAAAGCACGGGCACATATACGGTCTACGATTCCGCCAACGCAACCGTAACGATAAACGCTACATCAAGCGTAACAGCGGACGGGTTTGACGTTGACCTTGCGGGGGCAGACCGTTACATCAAGGTTTATGCAACGCCGGAAAGCGCCGTTTGTACGACCACTTATACGGCGGTTTGCATCCTCGGCGACGCGGTAAACGAGCCCTGCGTGTAAGGAACATGAAAAAGCCGGACACAAATAAAATGATTAATCCAAAGGACAAGGGGAAAACGTCAAACAAAAATGTTGTGACGAAGGGGTGAGCAATCACCCCTTTCCCCTCGGGGGTGATATGTAAATGCCCTTAATTTCACAGGCGCTGACCACGATGGAAAATGTGCGCCTATATCTCGGCCTGTACACATTAACGGCTGTGACGGCCTCCGAGAGCCTGACAGCCACATCCACGGCTTATACTACCTTTGAATTTGCACATACGGATTTAGCGCCCAACTATTTTGGGACATTTTATGAGGGCACTACAGCCGATACCACCATATCCACCGCAGGAATAACAGTTGATTACTCGGTTGGTGCGATTACGGTTACGGCGGCGATAACCGCAGGCGTTACCATATCTGGCTACAGTTATTTCGCATGGGATTACAGCAAGGATAAACTGCTTGAACGCCACA